TCCCGCAGAGTTTTTGGTATTCCTCAAATGATCGACATGCCCCACCAGCCAAGTCATCGGCGTAGTTGTTCATGTCTGTACGTATTTTGTCGCGCAATACGTGTGCGAAGTCTTGAATCATTTATTAGAACCTTGGTTCCTGCCATTTTGAAGCGCAGCAGTTCGCGCTTGTAGAGCCATCTGTGCTTTACTCTTTGCGATGTCAGCCCCCATCTGGAGACCGGCACGTTCTTGTTCAAACTGTTGCTTGAATTCGCTCTCTTTGATTTGCGCACCTGTGCGAAGAGCGTCTAATTCCAGTTTTCCGCTGACTTCTTGCTCTTTCAAAGCCTGTGCGTCGGCCTTGGCAGCAGCATCCATCAAAAGCTTTTGTTTCTTCAACTCGAGTTCCTGAGCCTTGAGCTGGAGTTCCTGCATTTGAATCTGCAAGATGGGGTCTTGTGCTTGTTGCTGCGCCTGCATCTGCGCGGCTTTGGCCTGATCCTGCATGAGAACCTGCTGGGCTGCCTGAGCCATCATGCCGGACAACGCAATCTCCACCTGTGGTGGCAACTTCTCGTCTTCGGGTGGCAGTGGCATACCGAGCTGCTGCTCGATCTTCTGGCGCATCTGGTAGCCAACGTGCTCTGCAATGTGCGCAGTGATCGCACCCATGATCTTGGCCGCTTGCGGGTTCTGACCAATGAACTGCTGAATCATTGGGTCTTGAACCAGCAGCATGTGCACTTGAATGTGGGAGGCGTGGTCTTGGTGCAAGAACGCTTTGAGCGGTTTGCCCTTGAGCGCATCCTGATTCTCCTGCACTGGGTCGATTGGCTTCATGTCCTCTTCGATCGGCACGAGCTTCTCGGCGTTCTTGATGCCCAACACGGAGAGCATGCCACGGTGCAACTCGGGTAAGTTGTAAATGTCTGGAGCCATCTGCGCCATCTGGATCACAGCTTGGTACTGGATCACTCGCTGGCTCATAGTGGCCGCATTTGGGTCGGACACGGGGATGATGTCCACCAAGTCGTAATCAGCTTTCTTCGCTTTACGTGAACCATACTCAGGCGTGTACTTGTAATCTGGGTCGGTGTAGTCGCGGATGATGTTCTTAAGAAGCTTGAACTCTTGCTTCAAGGCGAAGTGCACACGGGCCTGAACAGCCGTCATGACCTTGAGTTGACGCTCAAGCAAAGCTAGCGTTGTACCGACAGGCGCGTTGGCGCTCATGTCGGACACCTTCATGTCAGCAGTCGCGGCAAAGCGACGGCCTTCATCAACGATGGTCTGCATCAAGTTGAACAGCGTGGCACTTGGCTCTTTGTAAGGCAGAGGCAGGATGCTGTCGCGGATATTGCCAGACGCTACGTCAACGTCTCTCCACTCACCGGGGGCAATCGGTGTGTCATCACCTTTAATCCGAAGCCCTCTGGACTTGAGCCCGCCGGGAAGATTAGATAACGTTCCTGCGTCAACCAGTTGACGCATAAGGCTAGTGGCTGACTTGGCAAAACCGCCGATGAGGTGGAAGAGTCCAAAACCATAAGCTCCAAATCCGGGGATGTACTGGTAGTGTACAAAGTGCTGTCGCTTGAGGCGTAGGTCATCATCTTCCTTCCAGTTGCGGCGTATGGACAGAATGTCATTGGTGCCCTTAATGATGGTTACAACGTACGGCAGCATGATGCCAGTTTCTTCCATTTCACCATCGTCGTTCTCAACCATATCCTCGTAACCGTCGAGGTTCAGGTCAACGTGGCACTCATACAACGTGTAACGCTCGTCGTTCATGTCATTAAAGCCGGTCTCTTTATCCTTGGCTTTCTGAATGTCAGTGCGATCTTTGGGCGCATCTGGCAGCTCGATGTCCAGATAGAACCCAGCTTGCTGGAGCTTAACGATCTCGTTCTTGGTCTTGCGCATGACGTGCGTGATGCGATGGCAAGTGTCCATATCTGTCGCGCCGTAGGGCAGCAACATGTCTTCCGCTGGGATGAACATCGAGACCTGACGGCCAAGCGATGGGTCGTAGTACACCTTCTTGAACGCAGAGCCCGTGGCTGGCAGTGACCAGAGCATGCGCTCGTGCTCGGAGCGGTACTCGACCATGTTCTCCGTCAACTCATAGTTCATGTCGTCTTCGACGTTGGCCGCGATCTCACGAATCTCAGGGGTATCTTTACCCAAAATCTTGGAACGCACAGGCCCTTGGGCGGGGAACGTCTCAGTAATTGTCTCGGACTGGAAGCGAACAACGGCTTCAGTAATCATTGGGTGGAACACACCGCAAGCGCCTTGCCATGGCTCAGTGCGCTCCTCGATCTGGAGGCCCAAGAGTTTGAGACCGTCAACGTAGGTTTTCTCCCACTCTTTGCGTGAGCCCTTGTCGTTGTCGATGTCGGCCACCAAGTCGCCAGCCAGCGACTGCAAGGCAGCTTCGTCTACGTACTCGGCCAAGTTGTCATCAAAGCCTTCCTCGGTGTCGTCGCCGGGGCGCATGGTGATCTCCAACCCATCCACGCCAATGGTGACTTCTTCGGGATCAACGATCTCGATCTCAATGGGGGATTCGTCCTGCGCCAGCTCTTCGATGCCCAGTGGTTGCTGGTACAGCGCTTTGTCGATGTTCGTTGCCATGTTTAATCCTAGTAGTATGCGTGTGTCTTACGGCGGAAGAACTCTGGTTCATCGCGCTCGTCCGTGTCCAAACTGATAAAGCCGCCTTGCCTGAAGCGCAGCAGCGCCTGTGTTGTCGTATCCACGAAGTCGTCGTGCTCGCCAACTGGGAACGCCGCCATCTCCTCAATTACTTCTCGTGCCCAGCGGGTGTCCGGTGCCCAGACTTTACCACTGCTGAATAAATCCGCAACTGCATTCACACGCACAGTTTTGTCATTACCACGGGACGGGCTGAACTCTTGGACTGGGATCCCCATGGCCCGAAGTTCCTGAATCAATGGAGCACCGGCGGCTTTTTTCTCAACAATGAACGCGTCTGGCTCCCACTCCTTGTAGTGCTTGAGCGCAACTGTCTTGAGCTCCGGGAAAGCCATCCTGTCTTTGAAAGCATCCAGCAAGATAAGCTGAGGCGAATCGTTTTCTTCCTCATTGTAAAAAATCCCCCACGTTGTGCATGCGGAATAGTCAGAATTGTTCTTGGTCTCAAACGCCGTATCCCATGACTGGATGATGTACTCACAGCTTGGCGGCTCGTCGCCTTCCCAAATACGCCACATCTTACGGCTCACGATGGCCGAGTTCTCAGCCGTGGGCTGCTGCATGTACTGCGCATTCCAGTACCTTGGGTCGATGGATGCCTTGGTGGATTTGAGCGCTTCCAATGACCACTGCTCTGGCCAGAGGGACTTCTCGTTCTCTTCACCTTCGTTCAGGATGGCTGGGAGTTCTACGATCTCCCAAGGGATGGCTTCGGGGTTTCGCGCTTGGTACTCAATCAAGCGCCCAGTCAAGTCTAGGAGAGACCAGCGGGTCATCACAATAATAATTCCACCGCCCGGCATCAATCGTTGTAACGGTCCCGTCTGGAACCACGACCATGCGGTATCAAAAGCCAGTCGACTATTTGACTTAACGTCTTGCTCCGAGTGAGGGTCATCAATAACGAACAAATCAGCACCACGACCAGCAAGAGCGCCGCCGACACCAGCAGCGTAATACTGACCCCCAGCGCTTGTAGACCATTTACCAGCAGCCTTTTGGTCGTCAGCCACCATCGTGTCAGGAAATACTTCACGGTACTCTTCCGAATCAATCAAGTTACGAATGCGCCGTCCAAAGTCTTCCGACAGACCCGCAGTGTGCGTGCCCATGATGATCTTCTTCTCGGGATACTTGCCTAAAAAATAAGCAGGGAACAGGTAAGAGCTGAACTCAGACTTACCCATACGAGGCGCGATGTTGATAATCACGCGCTTTTTCTTACCCTCGACCACGTCGGTAAATATCTTAGCCAGCTTCTTGTGGTGGGGTCCAATCTTAAAGCCGGGATACACGGCGGAGGCAAAACCCAACATATTAGTGCTAGCTGCTTTCAGGCTGGCGCGTTTCTCTCTAAGTTCTAAGTCCTCAAAGAGTTCCATCTTTTCTTGCACGGTCATATAAGGCAAAGCCTTTTCCATGGCCTCAAGCTCAAGCTTACTCAGTGTTGTAAAAGCGTCACGCTTCATCTGAGTCTTTCTCTTCCTTGTCTTCGTCCGTCACATCGACCACGTCGATAACGCCCATAAACCGGTTGAGCTTTTCTTTGATCCGCGCTTCCAACTCTACGTCGGACATCTCGGTCTTCTTGACTTCAATTTTCTCTGTAAACAAACCAACTTCCGTGACTTTACCCAAGAGTCCTAGCGCTTTTAGCCGGATATTGGCGTTGGGGTGTTCCGTTTCCTCAACCAGTTTGGCCACTGTGTAGCCCCTGATCTCCTTGGCCTGCTGTACAAACTCCCAGTCGTAGGCCGACAACATGCCAACTAATCTTTGGACGGCTTCTGGCGTTTTGATATTTGCCAGAGAGGTATGCGTCATTTCCGCAGGTTTGGCGGTGACGATGTTTGTGAAAGCAGTACGTGCTGCTTGGCTTTGCGCCTCATTGACCAAAGTATCTGTGTCCACGGCCCCCAGCTCCTTGAGCCAGTCAACTGTCTTTACCATTCCGTCCACGGCGTCCGCTGGATCTGTCTTCTCCATGGGGACGAAATTGCCTGCGTGAGCGTGCACTTCGGGTTCGAAATTGATTAAGTGATCTAACATTTGCGCATAAGCCCTTGAACCTGCGATGACTCTAATGTACACTTAAATTGAGTGGGTACGCAAGTGCTTGCTTTCTCCTTGAGGTGAGTTTGCATTACCTCTTTGCCCCGGATCGAAAGGTTCGGGGCTTTTTTTCGCCTGTATGCTGGTGAGTCTAACGTTAGACAAGGGTATTTCTGGATTTTTATAAAATTTTTGGGGGTAGTACTTTGGTTTACAGGAATTTGTGATCTGTATTTGAGGTGTGTACTAAGGTTCTACAAAGTTTGCTGTGCGGTTATGAAACAGTGTTAGTGTATGGCAGTCGGGGCCATGGTCAATATGGCTTGGTGGGGGTAGGGTAGGGGTCAAAAACAGCCAAAAACGCCCCAAAACAGGGTCAACGTGACCCGAAAAAGCCCAGTCAACCCCGATCAAAAGGGGGTGTATGCACAATGGATATAGCCATAGGGAATCAGCCCTTGGCAAACACAATCATTCAAGGAGAAATCATCATGGCAAACAAAGCCCAAGCATTTAACACACTCAACACATTCGCTGATTCACGCGTTGCACTCATCAAGGGTATGCGTGATGCGGGATACACCACGCTCGAGGAGTGCCGCCCGATCGTCATTGAATGGGCATGCGAGAAGACTGGCGCGGAGTACCGCGAAACCAAAGCGGGTAAGGTTGTACTGGTGAGCGATCACCCAAAGTACGAGGGCGCAAAAACCACAGTGCGCGATGTGATGCTCATGCTCGAGGGAACTACGCGTAGAGCTTCGAGCGCAAAGAAAGAACCCAAGGACGAGGTTGCGAAAATCATCGAAGCCTTCAACAAGTTGAGCGCGGCTGACCAGAAGCGCGCCTTGAAAGCTCTCGTTGCGTGATTTTCGGGTCAACGTGACCCGCTTTTTTCTGGCAACGCAAGAGAAAGAGCCTCTTGCGTTGTTTCGTTTCTTGTCTAACCTTTTTAATCTCTGGAGAATCTCATGACACAAAACCAATTTAACGCCCTTTGCAACGAGCACGGCATTGCCCCAAGTATTGCACTTGAGCACGAGGAACTCATCGAAGCCTT